AGTCCACCAGCATGAAGTCCGCTCCGTGGGAATCCAGCGAAGATATATAGCATTGCTAGGATGTCACCAACGAGTACACATGGAGTTCATCCTGACCGTATGTCACGGATGCGTTTATCGAGCGACCCCGTAGCTTCACCGCTGTAACCTCAGCAGTGGGCAGGGCCACGCTATTGATGGCATATTTACCAACGGCATTTGGAGCGGCGTCTGTTGCGAACTGATACCCATGCCCAACGTAATTAGTGACTCTGGCTCCATATTCCCATTTAGCAGTTTGAGCTTCTGCCTGGTTGGTGGTGGAAAACACATTTGTGCCATTGGCATTTGTTGAATTGAGTGCTAGATGCAGTTCTGCCCTACTAGCCGCACCAGACGTTTTACGCACTACAGCAACCGCAAAGAACGGTTGGGTAGCCGCAATGGTCAAACTGCTTGATGTCAGCAAATCACCTTCGGATGTGCTGGTGGTAGTGGCTTCGGAGGTCTGACCTCCTTCACGGGAGACAGCACCACTAGAAGCAGCAGCCCAAGCTATATCAGTGCCGTCACTGGTTAGAACGTAATTAGCAGAGCCTTTGGCTAATGCCGCAGGGTCACCACTAGCGTTCCCATAAATAATTGACCCTCGGGTAAGCCCTGCCATTTTTGCCAATGTGACTTGGTTGTCTGCTATGTGCGCCGTGTCGATAGAGCCGTCTGTGTAATGCTCTGAATCCACCGCATCGTCTGCTATCTTAGCCCCTGTAACTGCGTCAGCGGCAAGATGAGCAGTATCTATTGAGCCATCAGTATAGTGTTCAGAGTCGAGAGCATCATCAGCTATTTTAGCCCCTGTTATCGCATCGGCAGCAATCAAAGCTGTTGTAATTTGTAGGTTAGCAATATGGGCTGTATCTATAGACCCATCAGCGTAATGCTCTGAATCAATGGCGTCATCAGCGATTTTGGCACCAGTCACCGCGTCAGCCGCCAGATGGGCGGTGTCTATAGAACCGTCTACATAGTGCTCGGAATCTATTGAGTCATCAGCTATCTTGGCCCCAGTTACTGCGTCAGACGCCAAGCCAGAAGTGGCTATCTGACCACCGCTATTACTTGCGGCGTGCGCGTGGTTAGCGTTACCCCAGTTGGTAGACCCGATTGTTGGCGAAGCTGTCCACGCGGGTAACCCTGAAGCAAGTTCAAGTACATTCCCGTCCGTACCTTTTGCTAATCGTGACAGAACCGTAGACGACGAGGCATACAGGATGTCCCCCGAAGCCTGTGAGTCGAATACATGGCCTGTGCCATCAGACGAGATGAACTCTGCTTGCGTCAGTTCTGCGCCAGGGTCTTTGTGCTTGAACTCGTTAGCCATTAGCGATACCCCACCGTCAGAGTTATGTTACTTCCTGGGATATCAGCATATATCGCTGTGCCAAAAACCAAAGCTCCTTCGTTTTCTGAACCGAAACGAAGGAACGTCTGGCTATTAGCGGGAGCGACACCGCTTACGAGGTCAGTCCCGCTATCATCTGTGCTGTCGTTGAGTTGCCATGCTCCGCCAGTAGCGGCAGCAGAGACAAGCACCCAATATACCTTGCCTGGATTGGAACTGACCGCTCCGTCAGAGGTCAGGACTGTAGTATCAACTGTATTGTGAGCCATTCTTTTTCTCCCACCTCTGGTGTTTTTTACTGCGTGTGTGCTGGGCTACGTATCCTTCTCTGACTTGCCCGCCACATCCACAGGGGGTGTAGACGCCTGTATCGGAGATGCTGGTGTCGTCGTGGTTTGGGCTTTGGGCTTGCGTCCCCGTTTGGGCTGCGAGGCCGAGGAGTTGGCGCTGGAAGTCACGCTCTTCTTCTTTCTCCCGCCTCTCCCGCTCTTCGTAGATTGTTTGCCACTCCATTCTGTGGCGGATTTGGACGTGCCTGTTAACTTGGAACTCAGAAATGAGATTGGACTTGTTACAAGTCGGAAAACCCCAGATATCATATTGCCACCTTTCTGGATCATCAGGATGAAGTAGGCACTTCAGTGTGCCGCGTTTCGGCTCGAACGCAGGTTTCACTGTCGTAAAGTACCTTGTGCCATCTGGCCGGAGTTTAGACAGTTGCGTTTCAAGCATGTTGCGGTTTATGACAGATCTTTCGCCTGTCTCGGTGTCATAGACATACACATAACCAGCAGACTCTAGCGATGCTACCTGTACGTCGATCGGAAATGTATCTGATGGTGAGTGTATGACCTGGCGTCTATTAAAACTACCAGGCTCAGGCGCCACCTCTGCCTCTTCAATAAGTTCTACCGTCATTTTCTCGGTCGTCATATGCCTCTCTCCCTAGATATCGTTGCTAATTTATCCACATGGTCATGGTACTCAGAGATGAGATCCCGCGGTGCTATCTCTGGGCGTACCGTGGGTCCCAGGCGTATCACCTCGGCTATCTCTCTAAGCTCCCCCACGCTATGGAGAACTTCCACGCGGCGAGTAGCAGCATCCCACACACCACCAGGTATACGAAACGCATCAGCGGCGAAACTCTTAGCCGGCCCCAAGTCTTCGCGGTATTCGGCAAGGCGCTCGCCCCTTACCACCGATATGATCTGATACCTACGCCAGCCCGTACTATCAGGTGACTGTAGATTGACTTCAACAAGATTGAACGCAGGCTCATCTAGATGAACTTCTATGGCTGCGCCAATTAACTTACTCATATCATGTCCACGCTGGGATATACATCACTGTGCCGCCATCGTCTGTGACGGTAAGCCATTTGCTGATGGTGGCTGTTCCCACCCCAGACGGAGCGACGTTGGATATAGTAACAGTGCCCGAAGCATTGGCTGTCCAATGGGCACTATCGTTTAGTGTAATCGTCCCGTCTACTGTTAGTCCGTTGACTACGGATAAACCAGGAGACACATTATCAAATTGCGCTACGACAGTACCGTCCACGGTTACTTCTAATCGTGAACGGCTACTGTCATAACGAAACCCTCGCCTGGTTGTCACTTAGGACTACTTAGTCCAGTCCCGATTCGCCCAGACCTTAATGTAGTCCACATCAAGAGTCTTGACAGCAGTGGTCTTGGACTCAACTAGCAGGTTCATGCACATATCCACAGAGGTGGAAGCAGCACCCTCGACGGTCTTCTTGAGGACCCCATCAACGAAGAACTCAGCAGTGCCATTGGGGTGAACTTCCATGCGAAGGATGTTGTACTCACCTGTAGCGGCGACCACATTCAACTCATTCTCAGTAGAGTCAGTTTGACCCGTAGTGGTGCCGCCATTGAATACACAGTGCCATTCACTGTTCTGCGTAAGATCGGATGCCATCAGGAACCCAACTATATCGGAAGCAGTGAGCGTCAGGGTGGTTGTGTCACCGTGACAGATTGCGCCCTCGATGATAGCCAGGTCAGTGGCTACATCAGAGAATCCGATAAAGACCTCACCAGTATTCAGAGCCGCCTGACGAACCCGTGCTTCGAGCACGATGCTACCGTTAAGACCAACATCGAACATCACAGGAGTCTGGAAGCCTGCGCAGTGAACATCTTCATTGGTGGTGGTTAATTGAACCACGCCGTTGAGTCCGTCGGAGTCAAGGATAACGGCACCAGAGTCATTCTCGGCAACGCCTTGTCCAACAAACGTCAGGTATGGAGGCCAGTTGATGGGGGGAGCAGTAGTAGAAGCAACCGCTACCTCAGTTCCACCAAGAAAGTCCTCGCAGATCATTAGCCTGCCATCGCCAGCTTCAGCCATTGTATTCACCTATCTGTTTGAGCTTTAGCTCTAAATTTCGTATTCGCTCCCTGTAGGGAGCCGTAATTAGAAAGACGTTATCGCGTGGGACAGCGGCTAGGTTCTCTAACCGCATGTCCCGTGGTTGACCATTCAAGTTATGAACAACCCACCCTTTAGGTATGGGGCCATGAGCCGCAGACCATATGGTGCGCCGTTCGTTCACTAGGAAGTAGGTGCAGTAGCGTCCGACTGAACTTCAAATAGCCAGTTCCCTGCACTCCGCTCGCCGTATGCGTACTCGTCATAGAGATACACCACGGTTGCGCCACCACCGATATCCTCACGGCGAACCGTGGCGGTACGGGGAGCGCGTCCCTGCACCATAACGATAGCCTCTTGAGCGAACACGCCGCCCTTGGCATCGTCGGTACTGGAGTCAATGGTGATGTTCCCGTCTTCAAAGATTTCAACTCCCGCAATCTTGCCACGGAAGCCTTCCTCGAACACACGGGCTGTGATACCAGAGATGTCTGACCGTTCAGCCGTAGAAACGGCGGCAGTCAATTCATCATAAAGGTCTTTGATCTGGAAGCCGTGGAGTACCGCACGGTATGGTGGGTTCCCAGGCTCAGTTGCATTGCTACTGATTCGGTAAGCCGCAGCAGCAATGACGCCGGATGCCAGGGTGGTGCCTGCGCCAGAAAGAATTGTGGTCGCCCCGTCAAGGACAGTGAGGCCGTCTTCGTCCTTCTTACGCTGTATGGCGTTCTGTGCCAAGCTACCGAGCTGGGCATAGGACTGTGAGTTAATACGGGCAGCTACCCGGTCAGTCACCAGGGTTTGAATACCAGTAACGGTGGGGGTGATGCTAAATACCGTATCAGACATCTGCTGTGGGTTATCCAATACAGTTGTTTCGGTGATGTTCTGGGCATTTAGCGCAGCCATCGAGATCTCACGCCAGCTGGTGCCGCTACCCTCAGCGAGGGTAACCTTATCTACCAGGTTGGGCATGACGCCCTCATATTCACGGATCTGCCGGGCCGACGCTACAACGGTGTCAAGGCTATCGGCCAGTGATTGGGTAATGGTATCGCCAGCAGCCATAGCTAGTTCCTACCTTCGTTTATTTATTCTGGTAGCCCTTGCGTGGTCTTCAGCGGATGGGTTGTCCATCTTGCCGTATATTTGGGTAAACCAAGTCCAGTCGTCTTGGCCTCCAGTGCCGCCCCGCGCCGGGCCTGTATCAAGGTCGTAAATGCCAGCTTCCTCTAACCGTAGGTTAGCCGCTTTGCGTTCTTCCTCTCGGACACGTTCCGTTTCACTTTGCGCCTTGCCGCGCTCTACCTGCCGCACTATGTTGTGGGCATCTACTAACGTGCTATATAACCTTTGCAGGCTACGGCCCTTATTAGCTTCCACCCATGCCTGGCGCACCCCTTCCAACTCCGGGGATTCGTATAGGTCTAAACCCGTACCATCCACCGCCTCTTTGAGTTGTTCGGTCAGCGATGCGTACTGCGTCTGGTAGTTGCGTCCACGCGCTGTATTACGTTGTTGTGCCTGTATCTGACCAAGCTGTTGTGGAAGAGCTTCGGTATCGCCAGCGGCTAGTGCAGTTATTAGGGCTGCGTTTGACTGCTCAATGGCAGCTAGGCGGTCGCCTAATAGTGCATCAGTCTCTTCGCGCTTCCGATTACGTCCTTGCTCAGTCTTTAATTGTTGCTCTAACCTTTCAGCTTGAGCCTTCCAGTCTACTTCTGGTTCAGTAGTAGGTTCCGGTTCAGCCTCTTCTACCTCTGTCAGCGGGGCATCAGGTTCCTGAGTTACCACTTCCTCTGGTAGCTGCTGTTCGTCTGCCATATACCCTCCGTGAGTTACCAATACTGGGTCGTCACTGCTATATAAAACCACTAGATGAGTGTAAAGTCAATTACCTGGCTGCGAATAAGCTATCTAAATTACTAGATGTTGCTGTCGTTTGCGTAGGCCCTTCACTATCTGGTACCAGCGGCGGCATCTGTAGAACAGGGCGTTGGCTGGGTAGCTGTACATCAGTCATGATGTCCTCTATTTCTTCTAGTAACCGGATAGCTTTAGGCGTGACCGGGTTGACCTCGTAGCCCCATTTGACCAGCAAAGTTTCTATAGCCTCGCCTTTCGTGCCGTTATCTAGTATCCATTGCTGTGATCGGTCTGACATATAACCTAGCAGGGTACGGTACGCAGGGGTCTGGCGCATCTTACGCTTGATCTGGTCAGTAGCATTATCGTAGTCTTCCCACATATCTGCCCATGCCGCGCTAATATCAGTCCTAGATGATAGGTTCTTGGCCCACTGGTCACGTAATTCCCAGTATTCCTTCAAGGCACGCCTATCATTCACAAGCTCAGAGCCTTTAGGGCTGTGCCACAAACCTGTATTTATGCTTACGTACTTGGCCTGTTCGGGAGTCCACTCTCGCTCTAGTTCTTCCAAATCTGCATTGATCTGGTCCCAGTCCATAAGCACACGCTCCCCCTCTATGGCAGAGGCCCGCTGGTGTACTTGTATGTACTGAAGCATGGCACGCTTATTTAGGTTCGGCTCATCTTCAGGTAGTCTTTCTTCATCGAAAAGGTTGGCATCTGCCCAGACCTGTCTATTGCTAGCATACTTATCTGCCTGTATCCTATCGAACTCCTTGATGTATTCCTGTCCGTCGATGGCATTACCTTCCGCTGCCGCCTTGGGACTATATAGACGACTATCCAGCACCTTTTCAGCTTTGATAGCAGACTTAATATTTTCCCAGGCTTTAGCTGAGGCTGCTCCGAAGTCACCCGGAGCGTGCAAGCGTGCCTCATCGTAGAGTTCGGGGTAGTTCAAAGACATCCAGTGTTCCTCGAACTGGGTGGCATCTCTGAATGACGGCTGGCTTACACCCAGCTTTTTCTCCTCATCCATACCCATCTCCTGGCGTGCCAGGTTCATCTCGTTCAATGGGTCTGAAATCTGTTGTTGGTAGATGAGGTCTAACTGCTGGTAAGGATTAGCCCTAGTAGTCAAGCCAAATGCCTCTGTCATGGCTTCCCATCTACCTTCCTCCAACCCCTTCACCATCTCGGTGGGGGCGATAGGCAGTATGAACTCTTCAGCACCTGCGAATAACCCTCTACCAGATAGATCTATCTGCTCACCCTCGAATGTCCGGGCACCGTAAGGCGAGAATAAGCCTTCAGCGGTAAGGCCAATCGCCCTGAATGGTAGGCCTGCGCGACCATTCATGAACCTGCCTATCTCGCCCGCAGCTTTGTCGAAGTCGCCTTCACTATTGGCGTAGCCAACACGGGCCAGGGTTCTGAGGTAGCCGTAGAACGGACCGAATACGTTTGCGTAACCCTTGCCCATCGGGAACTGCATCCAGTCCGGGGCATACGGATCAGTGACGTTAGGCGGCCTGCCTGTCTGTGCAATATGTATGCCAGCAGTCAACCCATACCCTGCGGCTATCATGCTTACTAGCGCACGCCTGGCTTCCGCGGCGCCTCGGTTGGGATGTGCGGCCCTGCCTCCGAACATGGGGGCGCGTTCTATCCCCTGCTTGGAGAGGGCCTGGCCTAGCAGCCCAAGGTTAGCCCTGAAGAACCTGGCAGCGAAGAAGGTAAGAGATTCAATCATCTGCTGCGTCGGGCGTATGCCTAGTATGGCGTAGCTTTCCGTGCCTAGTTCTTTGCGTATAGCCTTTCCTAGATCTATCAGGGCATCTCTAGCTTCAACCTGATTGAGTGCCTGCCCCCAGGGTGCATCCTCTAATGCTACGATGTTCTGACGGACAGATTTATATAATTCTGTCTGGGCCGTGACTACGTACCACTCGAACATGCGGTTGAAGCGAGTGAACACCGGGCCTAGTAGGGGTATCTTGGTTGGCAGAGAGGCTAGGCCGGTCCGCTCGAACATGTATTCTGTCGGACGGATTATGGCGCCTGCGTTCATGCCCTCTTCCATGATCTCCCAGTTCTTGGCTATGTATGCCGTTGGTTCTTTCACGAACGCCGCCCAGGAACCAAGGGTGGCCTGTCCCCATACTATCGGGTGACGGGTCAAAATGAACTGACCATTGATGAAGCTAGCCGCTGCGTCTACGTTTGTGATCATCGAACGCATCAACTGGAATACCTGGCGAACAGGCTCGACAAGTCCCATTTGTTGGATGCTAGCTCCTCGTACCTGTGGAAGCTCGATCATCTCGCGGATATCTTCAACTACTTCTTTTGCGCCTATCCTGCCACCAAGGGACGCTTCATTCAGATTAGCCACCATGATACGCTCTTTGGCTGCAAGTAATTCAGACTGTTTCGTTATGTAATCTGCGTCAGCCCTGCGCATGGCAAGCTCAAGATCGGGGTTGTACGGCACCGGATTTTTAGACCGATTTGCAGCATTTAAGTGGGCGCGATATATCTTCGCAGTTTCTTGCCGCATCTTCTTGGCGTCGTTATAGCTTTTTAGAACGAGTGGCTCATGCTCGCCAACACCAGATCTTGAAAACTTTTCTAGCTTGGTTTTGAATATCAAGTTCTCGGTGGGGCCTAAGCCTACGTCTTTATCAGTCAACGCCATAATTTCGTTCCAGGCGTTCTGGTTTGTTGTAGACTCGATGCCTGCATCTAACCTGGCAAGCAGTCGGAGGTATGGGTTGGTTTCGTATTCCAACCCGGCTTCTAGGGCTTTCGGCATCTTCTCGAAATCACGGGAGTAGGTGTAGCCGCGCTTGCCGCCCATGAAATGCTCTTTTAGAATGTCGCTGAAGAAATCATCTTTTACCCCTGTGGTTAACAGTATGCGATGCCAGTAATTATCATTGATGGCAAGGACATTAACTCCGGCTGCCTGTGCGTCGCGTAGCATACGCTCCTGCATATTCAAGCCGGCGTCGATCACCTCTTGCTGTCTAGGGGTTAGCCTGAATCTAGGCTCATAGTCTGTTATCAGTTGTAGGACAGTCGAATCCCCAGTCTCTATCCATTCATCTTGGAGCTTCTTTAGCTCGTCGGCATCCTCAAGGATGTCATCAATGGTGGCGTGATACCTATCCGTGATGGACGGGTCATATCCCTGTACCTTGACCGCACGCCAGACACCCCTCTTTCTGCCTAATACCTTGTTGATTGCAGATCGACCAGTCTCCTCAAAACCTAGTGCGTCCTGGGCTTCGTTCCACCACTTCATGGCAGCAGCGGTAGCCTTGGCTTTTTCTATATCTTTATGTAGTACCGCACTATGGCCGATCATGGCTATCTTATTATTTCGCTCAAGGGCCACACGGCTCCACATGCCTAATACTTTAGATATACCAGGGACTCCGGCATACCATCTATCAGCGTGGGAACTACCAGGGCCGAATAGTCTGTCATGCGTGTGGTAAGCGTCCATCACATACGGCGTATTGGTCAGGTCGACAGGATTCTCGCGCTCGGCTACAGCAGCCCGCTGTTCCGGTGTGAGGGCACGCATGCCCTTTGCTTCCCGATCCAAGTCAGCCAACGTCCTGGGCTTCTCGCCCATGGTCCTACCGGGAACGACAGGTGCCTGTGTATCTCCTGCTGGTTTTACAGATGGGTCAGAATCTACGGGACGTGGAGTTACATCGCTGATATGGTTGGCCTGCGTATCGGAGATAAGGCCAGCCTGGTTTATGCGGGGGTCCATCGGCCCTATCAACTCGCTGCCATATTTGAAGGCCGACCTGCCAGCGATACGCATATCAACAAGATCAGGGTAGGCCAGGGCAAGCTGTTTCAATAGGGACTTCATGGCGTCACCCCGGAACATACCGGGGCCGCCGCCCTCGACGGTCGGGTAGAAGTGGATGACTTCCGTGGCGTTCCCGTCCTTGGGCGCTGCGACCTCTAGGATAGCCACAGTCTCCGGCCCATCGGGCGTGCGTGTTTTGACCTGGAATATGTCGTAGCCACCGAACTGCGCTGGCAGGTGCGGCGGTGGGGCTACCCGCTCCAAATCCACAGCGCCTGCTATGAACCGGGTGGTAGGGCCGGGAGTCCTAACCTCCCGTGGGAACTGGTCAAGGTACTTATTCAAGATAGCCCGCGACTGCGTGACAGGCATCTCCCTTCCTACGAAGGCAGGCTCATCGTCAATGATCAGGCCTGGTGGTATGTCAGGCTCAAGGGACTTCTCGAAGTTACTAAATGCCTCCTTCCCGCTCAACGCACGCACTCTATCCAGGTAGCCACCGCGAGATAGGAAGTCGGTCTGTTCGGTTGGAGTCATTGCTGCCCAGTTATCTGGCAACTCTATCCCTGCTCTAGTAGCTATTCCTCGGAAAGTGGTGCCAGTTGGCAAATCTATGCGTGGCCTGCCAAGATTGCGGCCCTTCTCAGCCCACTCTTTAAGCAAGCGGGATGAAGCGTCCCTGACCTCGGCACGGCTGGCACTACCAGGCAAAACTAGATAGTCACCAGGCGATAGATCTAACTCTTCTAGCAGTCTATTGGCATTACGGTTGACTGGCAATGTGACACGGCGCCCGTCCGGGTACTCCCGTGAAACTATTATTATCTGCTGTTGGTTATCAGGTAGCGGGTCTACCCTACGGTAGTTCTGATCCCGGATAGATGGCACTTCATCAGATGGAAGCACGGTAGTGGTGTACTCGTCCCGCGTTCTGATAGCGGCAGGTAGAGCAGTCTTCTTTATCGTGTTGATCCGGCGCTTTTCTTTCTGGGTCTTACCAGTCTTCTTTTCTAATTGTGCCAGCTCTTGCTCTAGCTTGGTGACTCTGCTAGCTTCTTGCCTATACCGCTTCAACTGTTCGTCGGCGGTCATGGTTAAGATGCGTTCGGGCACGCCAACACGCCCTGTCTCTAGTCCTATAGGTGGGGCATCGGGCCTTACGGCACCGCCAGGGAACTGCCATGATTCCGTAGGAGCGTAGTTAGGTAGCTCCTCGTCGGCCCAGGGGAGCCACGGTATGTCCTGCGGTGGTTCGTATAGCCACGGTACAGCCTTGTCGAACATGGTTGGATCTGTTGGGGCGAGTGGACTCCAGCCCGGTGAATGTTCTAGGAACATCCTATCTGCCAAGCTAGGCATCTGCTGGGTGTCTACATCGAAGAGATACCTCGCCGGGAGGGGGATATCAGGCACTCCGCTTAGACCGCGCTGTGCTAATTTTGCAGCAAAAGCGTCTGTCTTGGTAAGGGCCAATGCTAGCTTGCCGCCCTTAGCCGCTAGGTTGATGATAATGAACGGGTCTAGGAATCCAATAGCTATCTGCTGGAGCATAGGCCGGGCTTCAAACGCCTTCAGGTATTCGTTCTCGGGGTCAACGAATTTCCCAGGGTCTGTAACCAGATCGGTGAGTACCTTAAATAAGGCGGGGTCCAGCTCGCCTTTGTGTAGATCTGATGTTATGGTCTGCCATGCAGCCTCAGAAAATACATCTAAGGGTCGGGTCCCTACTTCGATGGCGTTCAATGCCTGCCGTGTGTGCCGGGAGTTGAAGTCATCTGGTATGAACTGCGGTATCTGTGGAGGCTCGGCGTTAGGATCCATAGCCGCGTCCATCACCGAATCCACGAACCTATTGTAGCGTTCTTCCGGGGTCAGGCTTGCCCAGTTCTGTTGGAAGTAGTCTTTCTGTTCCTGTGCAGGGTCTGGAAGAAATGAGGCCCAGGGCATAAATTGTTGAAGCACCTGCTGGCCGACCCCTATAGCTCCAGAGGTAAATTTATCTACCCAGCCGCTATCTTCCTGCTCGAAACCAGGTTGTTCTTCATAGAAGATGTCGGGGATTTGGCCTGCTTCTGGTAAATCAACATCTGAAACCGCAGGCTCTACGGTCTGCCGGAATTTTTCCAACCGCTGTTGGGCTGGTGTCTTTACAGGCGAATCAGTATTCGGGCGTATACCAACACGCGTCTGTTGACGCCTGGTAGGCGAAGGTCTTATGCCCGGCCTAGTTGGACGCGGTAATTCTGCGGGCTTCTCGGGTCCCCATAGATGGTCGTACTTGTTAACCACTTATACCTCTTGGCGGTATAGTCCTTGCTCTTTACTATAATACGCCATCTGCCGGATGTTGCAGCGACTACACTGGCGTAGACTCCATATCGCCTTGGAGTCGCGCCATGAGTGCCCGAACCATTTACATAACACGCTACCTACGCCCATACCTTGTTCTCCCAGTCCCTCTTGGAGTAAATCTTGCCTGCCGTGTGCCGCCCTGTCCCATAGGAACCATCGAGCGGAACTCACGTTCAAACGCTTTCTCTGGGATGCCAGCCAATCGCCCCATCTCTTGATATACCTCAATCTCCTCGGGAAGTAGGTTAGAGATCGTCTGCGCTGACGGCGCCCTCATGCCAGCCTGGCGGAACAGAGAACGAGGTGCGCGTGTCGGGCGTCCTGTCATCATCTCTGTGATGCCCGCAGGAATGACCTGTGCGCCTGGCGGCAGATCAACAAGCTCTGGCCCCATCTCTCCCACTAGGGCCGTCCCTCCATCAGAGAATCCGCCAAAAGCGAAAGAGTCAATCGCATCAGAGAACTGACTGCGTAACCGTTTGCGTTGTTTGGGTTTAGCTGGCCTGTTAAGGGGGACTATCTCTGTGCCGCGCGGGAATAACGCAAGCTCTGGGCCTTCCTCACCAACCAGGGTGAATCTATCGCCAGTACGGATACCTTCGGCTCCTTCGTCATAACCAGACCAGTAGGCTTCCTCCGAAGCAGATGAAACAGGCTCAGGCTCTTGAATATACTGATATCCAGCACCTTCGTCTTCTTCAAATTCTTCATACGTGTACACAGGTTCAGGCTCAGGCTCAGGAACGTCAAACCACTCGTATTCCTCAGATATCGTAGGACTAGATTCGGGAACATCAAACCACTCATATTCCTCAGATATCGTAGAGCTAGATTCAGGGTCGTAAGCTGGTATTGCGCGAGCACTTCCCGAACCCATTCCTACGCCCCACGTATGAGGAACAGGCATAGGTGTTGCAGTTGGAGTGGAAAGGTTTGCTGGGCCTACCTTTGTTGCATCTTCAAATGGCAGTTCCCGTCTCTCGTCCCGTCTCTCGCTTAAGCTACTAGCTGGGAAAAACTCCGGTACTTCCTGTACTTCCTGTGCTTCCTCTAAGCGAGAGAAAAATAATTCTGACTCTGATGGGCCGTATATAGGCTCACTTGGCTCAAGTACCACCCAATCACCGGCAGCATTCCGTCCATATCCAGGCTCGGTATATCCAATAATAACTTCTGTTGGCTCTACCTCATCAGTGACTCCACTAGAGTATGCTCCTGGCGGCACATAGTAATCATCTCCGCCCGCAGAGCCGAACATCCACGACTCATCAGCCACTGCCTCGTTGCCTGTAAACAGATTGCCAGCCTGTGACTCATCGAATAAGTTTGCGGACGTGGAAGTAGTTGGAAAGGCTTCAAAGCCTCCTTCATCTCCAATATCTATCGGTGCATTTATGTCATATACAGTGAAGGATTCTTCGCCCAATAATTCTTCAAATTGCTTGATAGGATTTCCAAAACTATCCCATTGTTCACCAGTACCTAGATTGATAAAACTACCGTCTGATTGCTTTACACCGCCAGCCGCCAGGATACGATCTATTCTTTGGTTAAGGCCTCCTTCGTAATATTCCTCTTCATTCCATCCCGTATCCTCTTCTTCGGTGCCGCCGGTGCCGCCGGTGCCGCCGGTGCCCATGTCGCCGGTGCCCATGTCGCCGGTGCCCATGTCAACGCCCAATGGATCAAAAACATCATCCACATCCTGGGCAGCAGCTTGGTCCTGTTCTTCTACGGTGAAGCCTGTATCTGTATATAGCTGCTCGGCACTACTAGTAGTGACAGTTTGATCGGTAGCAGATACATTCGGCACCCCGAACTCGCTCTGGATGGTCGGAACTGCAGACGGATCGCCTCCGCCAGCCACGAAACTGCCTTCCTCTGCTCCAGGTTCCGATGTTATGTCCTGCGCTGAGATACCCATTGATGACTGTAGTGCCACCCAGGCATCTCTAGCCCAACTAGGCGGGGCACCGATGCGGCGGAGTTCACCCATCGGGCCTGGTTCCGGCTGGAACATGCCACGGACTATCGCAGATACCGTGAAGACATCTGCCGGGGAGCGTGCCCACTCCATAGCTGCATTGAAGTATTCCAAGCTGGTTGGCCTATCCCGGAAGTTAGCCATAGCTACGGCCTTTCCGGTCTGGCCTGATACCAGATACTGGGTTATCAGGTCGTCCATAGACGGCATGTCTGCCACTTCTAGCCTGCCGTCTGGCTGCTGGAAGTAGGGCATCATGGTCTTTTGGTCAACTATGAAGCTAGGGTCATAACGCTGGGTGTATGGGGTAAGCCCGCCTTCCCGGTCCTGGAGTATGTCGTATCCAGGCAGGTCTATACTGCCGGGGCCAGTCTCTGCTATAACACCCGGAGTATAGGTCGGATCAGACTTCTTGACCGTAGATACAGCACCCGTAGGGCTGGTTATCATCCTATAGTCTGTGCCCGGTATGTCCTGGATATTCGTCGCGCCAGGCTGTCCGGTGGCAGACTTCTTGCTCTTGAATGTCTGCCCACCTACGGATACGAAGGCATCTTCCACGCCTGGCACTGTGACTACGACAGGCTCCTGTAAACCCAATGCACCCCTGCCCTCAAGCATACCGAGGACTTCTTGCAGTTTGTCTGCGTCTATAAGCGGCTGCGCACCCTCAGCGGGCACACGTTCGCCCTGCCGATTGGTTGTATAGCTGTCGTATAGTACCTCGTCTAGCTGTCCGCGCTGGAAGATATCAGGTATCTCGATATTAAAGGTGTTGAACCATGCCTCTTCAAGATCTATGTTTTGCGCAGTCTCCTGGGATCCGGCCATAGACTCGTATCTAGCCCGCATCTGGTCAGCCGTATATATGCCTTCAGGAGTAGAGCCGCCCTCAAAGTCATACCCCGGAGATGCCTGGTAATGGAACTGGGGACGGCCATTTTCTTTGTTACGGGTTACTTTAGTAACGCCTTCTAAGGCAGCTTGCCAGGCATCATTAGTCTCCCAGTTGCCAGTATCACGATCCATGACGTGCCAGACGCCGTTGATCTTCTTGAAAGGTACGTTGTCTGCCATAGCCTCTGTGACCTCTGTTGGTTCTGGTGTAGATTCTACTATATCCTGGGGCGTTGGTACTATCGGTGCCTCTTGTAATGGGTCTGTCGTAACAGTTCTGCGGGAGATGGGTATATTCTCCCTAGGAGATGTGTGGGGCTTCGGGTGCGGGTGAGGATGTGGGCTTGCCTGGACGTTAGCCTTGAACTCATCTTTATTGGTGATCGGATTCCCAGTCATACCATCGGGGTTAGCATCAGTGCCCCATCCGTAGTTCCAGGGTTCTCCCATTACCAGGCGCATAGCTTCGCCTACATCATCAGAGCGCTCTCCCCTGATATCGCTCGTGATAGCGTGCATGAAGTTCTCGCCGTGCTGCCCACCATAGTTGATGGTGTAGTCTTGTAGGCCTCCCTCGTCTCCCGTATGTGGAAGCGCACCAATCATGTGCATAGCTTCGTGGAGAACAGTCCCCATTTGGGACTGCTTACTACCCATATACCTGGCTTCGTCCTCTGGCATACCCTCGGCCATCTTCAAACGGGCGAAAGCATTTAGGCCCTCAAACCCAGCCAGTGCTTCGATCACAGAATCACCAACCAAGGTCATTGGGTTTTCAAATTCAGTTCCACCTGGTGTGGCCCCGGCAAATCCTCCCATCCCGCGCACGATGTAATAGGGAACTATCCCTTCGGGCATATGGTGATTGGCGACACCTAATTCTTCTTCTGGATAGGTAGTGCCGTAATGGTCATTTTCCGACTGCCATTGCGTAAGCATTTTACGAGAGTTCTTTACCTGTGTAGGAAGCACAGATAATCCTGTCTCGGATAATGCGCGGCTAAGATTCTTGTCTAGCTCTTTATGTTGTGCGTCACTTAGCTTCCAATTACCTGTCCAGATATATTTATTTTTTCCTGTATCTACCAAATTGCCAGAATCGCGTTCATTGATAAGGTCTACTTTAGGGTAGATAAAGATAGGCTGGATAGTGTGGCCTGATAATCCTATCTTGTCATCGTCAGGCGAGAACCATCCCTCGAATGTACCAGCTTCGATAGGCGTGCGGAGGTCACGGATACGCTGGGCTTCTCCGTACGCTCTCATTTCTATTGCTTTTTGAAAATCAGATAGTTCGGCCATTACCGCCTACATTGTGTAGTACATTGTTCAGTCCATTGGTCTGGATCTCCATCAGACGCTCGAACTCTGTCATATTCTGGAAATTCTTCCTGCGGGTCCGTGGGTCTGAGCCTCTTTCGTGCATGAATAACGGTGCCGTACCCGCGCTTTCCTCTTTCATCCGCTGCAGTTCTGCGCTGATATTCATGGTCGCTAGCGTGAAATCACTAACCTCGGCCATTATCGTGCTAACTCCTGTCCGACTCTACTAGGTCTTGCCACGCCTGGTGTAAGTGGGTTCCTTGTGGGTCTTCCTGTGCCGCCAAGACCCGCCATAGACCCCATGCTTTGTTGTATCGGCATACCGTCAGGGCCTAACATCGGCCCCTGCTGGTCCATAGCAGACATCTGCTGGTTCTGCATCCGCTCCTCTTCCTGGTCCAACAGGTCTTGCAATCCAGCTTCGCGTGCCACCTCCTTAGCCATGAGTTCCTGCACTCGTGGATCAGAGCGTATCAGGTCTTCGAGTAGGCGCCGCTGTTCACCAGTGGAATCCTCCAGTTTAGCATCAGCAGACCAGTAAGTCTCCTTGGACTTCAGTCCTTGCTGGACCTCTCGCAGTCCTATCTCGCGGTGCTGCAGCTGCATTACCGGGTCAACCAGCTCGAAGCTGATCAATATCGAGTAGTCACTCTCAACTAGGCTTGGGTCTATGGCGTGTCCACGTATGCGCAGGCTCAGGTCCAGCACATCTATCCACTGTAGGATATGTGATGCGGATTGCGTTGCAAGATGTTGCAGTTGCTTGCTCGGTGCTACGAACTTCCGTCCAGCAGCTGTGGTCAGAATCGCCTGTTGACCAACTGTAGATACGCCAGTTTCGCGGACCCCCTGGAGTGCCCTTGAGAACGTACCCATCTCGATATCCCTATCTAGCCATTCCTCGGACTGGAACATCCAGTTAGGTAGGTTAGGCATCTCCATCTTCCAGACATCGCCTCTGTTCCCCATCTCGATGACATCACCGCGGGCCATCTGTTCCTGCAGTTCTGCTGAGTCCATGACCGTACCCGTCGGGTTGAAAGTGGCTTCCATGAGGGCGTTGTGCCTACCGGAGACAGCCTGGGCCTGGGCTTTAAGTACCGGCATGACGGGTTCAAGTACGCCGACAGCCATATACGTGGGGTCTGATTCCTCGATGGCCGTGACCTCCTGGCCGTAGCCAGAGAAAGCATGGCTATAGGGCACGAATCCCCAGGTATTCTTCTCGACGAACAATAGTTCGCTATCTGCGACCATAGCGTGCCAGCACTCGGACCAGAACTCATCGACCATGATTAGCTCGAACGGGTTATCCCCTGTCTTCCAGGGGTGTACCTCACCGCGCTTGGCCTTTGATCCTGTCATCCTGGACCTTGTGGTTTCCTCAAGGTCTATGGACCGTCGATAGGAGTGCTTAATGGCTATCCTGGGTTCTTTTTCTGTTGGGTCTAGCAAGATACGTGACGGGTGAGGCGCCCTGGTACGGAAGGGCATCATGCTCTTTACCGCATTACGGTGGATACGGACGCGCCTGTCGTACTCGTCCTGTGGTTCGTTGCGTCCTTTGCGCGGTTTTTCCCGGCGTTCGACCATGCAATCGGTATCGAGGCCGTCTTCAACTACGGCATACCCATAGAGGAGCAGGTGCTTACCTACCTGTTTCCATGTAAGGTTAGGCTCAAATAGGGACGCCTCGTCCAGTATGGCCTTCATCGCAGGCTCTACCTGGTCGGCCCGGCGCTTGCTTGCCTCGGTCTGGGTCGTCGGCCAGCGGTGGACCATCGGTTCATAGGCTAGCTGGTGGTCTACGGCGTGGTCTACTATCGAGCGTGACCGGGCGGGTTTCAGCCATTCGGGGCGGTTCATCCCCTCCGGCCAGAGCTTAAAGGTCTGCTGGTAGTAGCTGTCTATCTCCTGCCATTTGGTGTGCGTGCGCGACCATAGGTCCTGGAGATACCTTGTCATCTGCCGGATGGACTCTACTGTGGGTTTATCATCGTAAGCCAAACTACCACCTCAAGCGGTTGCGGTTCCTTCCTAAGATCCTCTTCCACCCACTCTCATGTGGGCCATATATGTCTCTTCCTGATGCCTGGGCGAAGCGGCGCAACTGCCATGCCACGCCCACAGCAAGGGGATAATCGTCGTGTGCCCCTGCCTGGCCTTCGATCCTGCCATTCTTCTTCGGATTTCGTATGACCGCATAGAACTGTTCAAGCCCTTCGTGGCTGGGAACAACCAAGAGTCGGTCTGTGACAGCCTCGATCAGTTCGCCCCAGAGGATATACCTAGAGCGTTCATCGGTATGCCAGCCGCATTTATCATCGTCTCTATAGTATAGGTGTGGGTATCTAGCTTCCCTGGCAGTCGATATGGTAAGTACGCCCCAGTCGTTATCCTCTATCCCCCAGACAGGGTTGTGATACATCTTCAATAGTTCCATAGAGGCTAAAGAAAGTTGGTCGGGCGGTATCAAGTTTGTCTGGATATCTGCGACGATATAGCCTGTACTTACGTCCAAGACCACTGTAACGGCGTAGTCTCCGCCAGTGCCGTGGGATGTATCCGTCGCTGCCACATATCTCTTGCCTGGATGATATTCCTGCCATATATTGGCTGTGACCGGGCCTACCTGGGATGTACGTATAGGTGTTCGGGTGTCCTGGGCCATAAGGTTAAGCACGTCATGATCGAAGGCGGCTATGGTCCGGGGCGGGGATAGGGCTTCTGCTTCACTTGACGGGTATTCTTTCTCGAACAGAGATATATCTGAATATTCGCGCTGGCGTGCAGTGAACCACTCGTTATCCCTGCCGGGGCGCACGTTCCAGCCGTAGAATATCTTCTTAAACCCGTTGTCCGGCGCCTCCTGGTACACCCTTTTGAACATGGACCTGGAATTAGCAGCATTGGACGTAGACACCATGATCAACTGGCCGCCCCCGTCGTCGATGGTGGGCTTTACAGCGGCGTAGTTGGCCTCCAGGTGTTCGTGGAAGTCGGCCTCGTCCAGTATGACCAGGGATGCCGTAGCGGAACGTCCTGCCTTATCGGTGGATGGTAGGGCGCGGATACCTGATTCTATGGACGGGAACGTGAGTTCCTGCCTGGAGTCCGTGCCAAGGGGCACCTTCAGACCTGCCGGCAGTCTCTCATAGATGAACCGACTCTTGGATAATAGGACCTTGGATTCCTCTTCACCCTGGGATAATAGCAAGACCAGTGCGCCTTCCTTGTACATGGCAGTCCACAGTGAATAGGCAGCTAACAGCCAGGAAGCGCCTGTCTGCCGTGATTTCAGCCATACGATCAGCTTTTCTTCGTCAAGGTCCTGACATACCTCTACGAGGTGATTCCAGCGTTCGAACTGTATGACCCCCCTTCCGGGTGGGGGTTCCATGACCTGCACATGGTCTAAGAAGTCATTGAAATACCGTTCCGCCAGTGCGAACCCGGCAGCTTCACCGACCTCAAGTGCAAGACTCTCATCCGGTTTAATCACCTGAGTCATTTGCACCTTCCAAAGTCCTAGATGTTCCCTCGATTATATTGCGTCGTAGTTCGACAAGGGACCTTAGTTCTTCGTCTGAGAAGTCGTTGATAGCTCTGTGTACCACTTCACCTTCTATCTCTACGACCTGCGTAGCCTTACCGTAGGCCCGATCCATAAGTAATTCTATGGCCCGTATCTGGTCACTGGGCCGGGACCCCTCTATCTCGCCCTGTGCCAACGCTACGAGGCGTCTTACCAGCATCTCCCCGTTCTGCGTAGAGAACAATATCTTCTGTGCCAGGTCTTTACTGCGTTTGACGGGGGTGCCAGACGGGTTACCCGACTGCCCTTTACGCCACGGTGGCTGCCAATTCGGTGGAGCGTTCTCCATATTAACCACGAACTCCCAGCATTTCTGTCAATATATGCACAAGATACTACGGTATTACGTGCTGTTGCAAGAAAATAACAGTTGTGCTACCCTGCCAGAACAGTGCGGGGATGGCCCTATATCCCCGGCCCTGGCATATAGCTGGGGCGCGTCAGGAAGAACAGGCCCCTTATAAACGAGGGTGGTGGGCCTAACCTAACCTCCGATGCTATATCTCTTATATCGGAAGTTAGGTGGTCAGGGGTACTTCCTGGGCCGGGATGGACTAGCGTCGCTCACCGGTTAATCGCAAAATCTGCAAGTATGTCCTTGGGACTTTTACGTAATATAAGTTATGGTATAGACGTGGCTTCTCCCTAGCCACGCCTCCTCGCTGAAACCCCCTGGAATGGTTAACCCCACCATACCCAGGGGGTTTTTTAGTAACGGTGAAATAACGGTGAAAATCAGGCAAAAACTTGAAAATTTGAAACAGTTTTGTCAGTAAATCAGCGTCTACTGGTCCCCCTACCCCCACAGTACCCCATCCCCCCCACTTGGCGATGTGGGGGTGCCCAATAGCTACTCACTCGCCAATAGCAAGTATCACGCTATAGCATAATAGCTATTACGCTACCGGATACTACTAATTAGAACAAATGTTCCGATCAGCCTTTGCTACGGGAAGCTACCAATTAGAACATATGATCTAATCGCAGCTTTTGCTATCGTGAACTAGCGATTAGAACATAGGTGCTATAGAACATAAGTTTGAGTGTAATTTCTACCGCTTGCCTATAGCGGGATAGCTTTTCCATTCGATAGCTTTAATCGTGCTTAGGTGCCCGCTATGGCCCTATCTCCGGTACAAAATCCCATTTCATTCCATACAGTGCTACTCCTTGCTATTTGCTACCATTTTTAGTAAAATGGGATAGGCGCATCACCACGGCCTAGGCCGAAAATTTAAGCGATGCGCGTGGAGTTTCATGGTAACTACCAACACATACAAGCTAGGCAATCCGGCGCAAGAATATGGGCTTATAGACATACTAGGGATAGTCAAGGACGAACCTACCGGAGCTATAGCGGTAGAATTCGCCGAAAAGTATCCCGATGATGCCGCCCTAGTAGTTGGGGCCGGAGTGGCTAGGGGCAAGGCTATCGGGAGCGAAAAAACTCAAAAGCAAACCAAAGCTAAAGGCGAAGTCGAATCGGATGAAAAGCTAGTAGCTAAAACACTATCCGCCTTGGGGCCGCAACTATCCTATAGGTGCGAACTAGGAAAAGTCACCGGGAAATTTACCATCACGGTAGACGATAGCGAAAAAGCTACCAAGGGCGCGGTCAAACTCATATTGGATAGCTACACTCCGGTAGGCATAGGTGGCAATGGCGGTAGCGTAGCATCGCCGCTATTCTCCGGTGATAAATTCGACCATTTCAAAATCAACGGGAAAGCTACCGCTACTATCAAGCATAACGACTATGACAATCTTAAAGATGATAGCAAGGCCGTTATACCGGTAGGCACTAGCATCAAACTAGATAGCGGTAAAAAGCTACTATGCGCCCTAGGCGTGGCCGTGCGTGCCAAGGCGGCTAGTGCGGAGGGAACTAGTACGCCCAAAATCATAGCCTTGGGCGATGCCACCAAAGCTACCATAAGCGTAGTAGATGTGGATGGCGTCGAATCTAGCTTAGTAGAATACATCAAAGCTAACAAAGCCGCCTAAGCTATCCGCAACCATAGGCCTAGCGCAAGCTAGGCCTATGCCGTGGCTAGCTTAGGGATAGGCCTAGCTTGCACATTAAAAACTATTATCGGAGTCAAACTATGCAATGCGCAAATTGTGGTTGCCCTATGGAATATAGCACCCTACTAGATAACATCAACCGAACATGCCATAGATTATTCTATTGCTACCGTTGCCTTTGGCAACTAAACAAGTACACGGTACTAGATACACTAGCTACCATATACCAAGATTCTAGGTTCGGTAATTTTGGCAACGGCGTGGATAATATTACGCCGGATGAAGTCGTTTAACCTAGCACAATGCCGGATAGCCTATCACTATCCGGCATATTTTTTTGCCTCATAGCGTGCCACCTGGTCGATCAGGTGGACCTAGCATAAAGCACAAACTGCGAGAAATACTGGACTTGATGACGTGATAGCAAAATCGCAGCCTTTATATCCGCCGGCACCCAGGCGCTACAGTTCCCTCTGATCCACCCTAACCGGTCCTTCCAGGCGCCGTACCTCACACCACCTCCACCTACACACTGACTGACACTGACTGACACTGACAGGACTCATAGCCGGCGGGCTGCCCACGATACTATATCCCTTGCCAAACGTGGTAGTTTATGGTATAATAGGGAAGGCCGTGACCAAATTTAAGGCCACCAGGAGTACAGCATGGTAGACCAAATACTATGTGGCGATTGCAATAATACTTTCGCTACGTTCGAGGAGAGGGACAGTCACAACTGTATCCCTGCACCACCTCCGGTAGTGGAGGAACCAACGGTAGTTGATCAACCAGTAGTGGATAACTTCGCTATCGTCAACAACAATGGCGATGCTATCCAGCAAGGCATGGTCAACTATGTCATACCCGCCGGCAGTGAGTTAAGCGCACCGATAGAGGATGAGCTGGACCGCATCCTTGATAGCAAGGGACTCCAGCACGCAGATACTTGGAGTGACTACGGGCAATACCTATTTAATCATATAGTCAACAAGTGCCCACACAATCCGACCATCGCTGCTATAGGGCACGCTGGTATGGGTAAGACTAGGTTCTTCCAGGCCATAGCCCGTGCTAAGGGAATGGACTTCGTTAGTGTCAATGCCCACCAGGGCATGGACATATCGTGGCTGGTGGGTATGCCCGTACCTACCAATACTACCAACGGCGTCGGCCTGATCTTCGCTGATGGAGATCTAACAGATGCCATCCGTAGCAGCAAGAACCCCAACGGTACGATGTTCGTACTAGAGGAGTTCAACAGGGCGCCGCCTGAATTCATGACTAGACTGCATGGACTCACCGACCAGAGTGCGCCACGATGGACACTACCGGAAGCTGCTGGCATCGGTGATACCTATGTCCCTATACACTCCGGCTTCCAGTTCGTAGCTAGCATGAATCCTAGTGGCGGCGAGTATAACGCAGCCGCTATAGATTGGGCTATGAAAGATAGGTTGACCGTGACCCTGCCTGTCAATGAACCGCTAGCCGATGAGCTGGCTATCATCAAGGGCTACTTCCCCGATGAGACAGTGATCTATAACTCGGATAAGAAAGCTAACGTCACGGTTGGCAGGTCCGCATGGATAAATACATGGGAGAAATTCATCATAGATGCCAGGCCTCCCATCATAGATAGGCCGAAACCTAGCAACGATGGCTCCATCATGCCATCACTACCACACCAGGTACACCGTGACTTTGGCAGTGGTAGTGGTAGCACTAGGATGTTAAGCACCAGAACCCTACTAGATATGATGCTACACATCAAGCTGGGTTGGACGCCGACCGAGGTGGCAGTCATGGTACTAGCCGACCGCTATGAGAATAGCGCAGGCATAGCCAACAAATTCCTGCCACTATTCGGGAACGGCATCAAAGCAGAGGCCGCTCATGCCTAGCCCACAACAGGTAGCTAAAGCTATCGTCGAGAATATAGAAGAGGCCCATGCCTGGCTGGAGAGATACCCACTAGACAAGACTGTGGGTGACATACCGCTAGAGGCATGGAAGCAGGCCTTTGAACTAGAAACTGGGTCCATCGTAGATGTGCAAGTAACCTACGACACAGATAAGGTAGGCCGGCTGCCCGATGGGTCATGGTTTGTAGGCTTAAAGCTAGATGATCACTGGTCTGCTGGCATCCACGAAAAGGGACACATGCGCTGGTCTCCCTTCGATGAAGTGACCAAAGCAGGTGAGGCCATAGCTAGGCAAATGAATAGGCCGGAGATAGCTGCTCTGACCAATGTCATAGAGGATGTGCGGATAGAGAATATGTGCGACTACTGGTGGCCGGCTGTTGAAGTCGGTGCCAACCATAGGGCTGCACTACTACGGGCCATGATAGAACGTAGCAATACATTCGGACAGCCCGCTCTTCGTGACAGGGTGATGCACCCATCTGCGCCGTACATCATACCTAATGGTGACGGTAGGCCACAAACCCTATGCAATGCCCTGCTCTACTATCTATACGATATACCTAATCTATGCCTAGACCCAATAGCCAATGACGTGATCAGCAGGTTCGGTAAAGAGTTACGGGCCACAGTCAAGGACCCAGGTGGGTACATGGGCATAGGCTCCAAGCTAGCCAGCGTCAAGCTAGCCATCAAGATAGCCAAGTACCTGCAATGGAAAGAGAACCAGCCCGATGAACCCCAAGATGGTGACCACCAGAACGGGGGAGAGGGCCAGCCGGGTGGCAGTACTACACCATCCAATGATAGCAACGACGACGACAGCGACGGTGCTAGCGATGATGGTGATAGCGATGATGGTGATAGCGAACCATCACAGGATGACAAGGATATAGATGACCTGCTAGATGCTGTCGACAAAGAGATAAGCAGGGAAGTCAAAACCATAGTCAATGCCGATAAGCGCCGGCAAAAACTAGATGTAAGGGGAGCAGCCGGCAACCTGGCCAGTGACCATCCCTGGTATCGGGTTGATGTACCGCAAGATGCTCCACCACTGCACCATAAACTGCGGTCCATGCTAGATAGCTACACCGAGCCTATCGCTCCGGTCAAGGTAGCAAGGCATGGCAGGTTCGACGGTAGGAAAATCACCAAGCTCCAGCAAGGGAACACCAACGTGTTCACTGCCAGGCACCGAACTCGTGGCCCTGTGATCATCATGGTGGATGGTAGCAGTTCGATGGATTGCCACTGCGACCGACACTTCGACCCTCTCCAGTGGCACGTACATAGGCTTCGCACTGCCTTGGGCAAAAAGATAGCCGTAGAAGATAGGCTCAATAAAGCTGGAGCAGCCTGGCAATTAGCACGAAGCATAGCTCGGGCGGTAGGCGACGCTGAGGTGTACGCCTTCACATCCGCCGGCAGGCCCGCAACTATAGCGCCTATCAAACATGATATGCAGGCACGCTGTATGCACGATGGTTTATATGGCGGCACTCCACTCTGTAGTGCGATGGTATGGCTATCCAATAGGGTAAAGGACAGCCAACATGCCACGGTGCTATTCATAACCGATGGTGAGGGTGCTTGCTGTCCGGCTGGTATCAAAGAACCACCTAGCCATACCTATCAGGTGGCAAGCCAGATGCACAATAGCGGGGTTGACTTCATAGCCATACAGCTAGGTGACTTCCCCGACTCGTTCCCCAGCGATATCCTGATCAAGATACCTACCTACGATAAATGGGTAGATGCTAACGACCTAACCAGTGTGGGCGTAGCGATAAAACATATAAGGGAGAATAGATAACACTATGCACATATCAATCAGGGTACTCAATGAAGCCAGCGAGGTCCAGGAGTTCGTCGATGAAGCTATCAAAAATCTAGGTGACGGCGTAAACCTGCAAGGGGATGGCGATATAGGCGACATAGATATGGTGACACAGCTTTCCGATTTCTTAGCTGAACTCAAACTCAAGGTTGACGCACTGTATAACGAGGCCGATGCAGTCGATGACTTCTTCAATGGCCGCGGCTGCTCACTTAGCGACATAACATATCTATAGGGAGATAACAATCATGCTGTCACGTAAGTATTACAAAGGATTAGCAGGGGCAATGAAGGCGGCCTACGAGGAGGCCGCCGCCAGCTCTACAGATGTAGAGGAGAGGATGTATACACAGGGCATCAACTTCGCCTATGACCGGATGGTTGAATACCTGGCAAGTGACAATCCCAGGTTCAACGAGGAAAAATTCCACGCAGCCTGTGTACCTGATGCACCTGTCCAACCACGGGGCAGGGTCTGGTAGTTAAGACTCTCATTGCAGCGGTGCCGGCTGCCGGCACCGCTGCTGTGAGGGCCTCAACTATACCGCTTGACATGGTAAATCGTGGAATATATAATAATTATATGCCCTCAAATACACTGACGTAGTACTGGAGATATTATGCAACAACTACATTGACTGACAAACTGATGTCCAATAGCGAGAACGCACATCCAGTAATAGGGAGAGTTCTATGAGTACATACCATAGCATGGGTAAAAAGAAGTCGCGCACCAAGAAAGCTAGGCGCCAGTTCATGACCTATCAGATAACCTCAGATGTGTGCGAATACATGGTGGCAAATCCTGACATCCCACTTCAGCAGGTTGGTAGATACATGGGGTTAGGTGATTCCACCATCTATAACTGGTTCAGTTATATTGAATCCAAGCGCACTGCGAATTTAGCAAGGTGGTTAGGCACTAGCGACAACTACCAGCGACTACGCAACGCGCGACCACGCTTAGCGATGTTCAACACCGGACAGAACCACAACCTGGAAGTGCCGCCCACGTCCCGTCAAGAGTTTGCAGCTACATGGGAGACAGATGTAGCCACGGGGCATGATCTGTCAGTACTACGTGAAGAGGCGTTGACGGTAGCGGCTCAGGCCAAGTCTATAAGCATCGACGTTGAAGCGTTGGTAGCCGCTATCGACTTGGTTCACCAGTGGTCCAGCGATAGAGAGAGGCTAAACCAAACTAGCAAACTGGTCATCTCATTGCAAGATACTATCGCAAAGCTAGAGTCCGAGAAAAAGGCTGCGATGGAGCGGCTAGTTCGAGCGCAGTCCACTCATTCAAATTAGTAGATAATCCCAGCGGTTCGGCCTCCTATCCATGTCGGCAGTTGAGCATAACAACACCGACGCTATCACTTAGCTGCTACTAGGCTCCTGTTTCGTACCATTGGACAGGTGCATACGATGATAGCTAGGCACACAAGGCCGATAATGGGTGTCACTGTCCACCAACTCCAGGCAGGATGGCACCCGCCGCTACCAAAGCGAGGAGGAGGCAGTAACTCATGAACCATGAGGAGATCAGCAATAACCTGGAGGACATACGCAAGGAGTTGCGGATAGCTAACTTCATCAAGCTAGCGGAACTAACACTAGCCAGAGAAACTGGCCATAACGTACCTATCTCAGCACATGGTCAACAGAAACTATGGCGAGACATAGCCAAATATATAGCAGGGGAGAAGCATGATGCCCACTGACATAGAAATTGCCGACCGGTTAGATTACACACTAGCACCAGCCAATCTATCAGCCGAAGTGTTCGAGCAGATGATGGATGATGCAACCAAGAAAGCTAAGATTCTGACCAAGGTCATTCAATCACAGTCCGACAAGTACGTAGTACATGCAGCCGGCCAGGAGTTCCTGCGTTTCGAGGCATGGTCTACGCTAGCCCGTGGATACGGGTGGACTGCCGGGGTCGAAACCATCACTGACGTTCTAGACACTGACGGACATACCGTCATTGGTGTCGAAGCATACGCCGTCCTCCGTGATAGCACGGGCACACAGATAGGTGGCGCACCAGCGCGGTGCATGTTGGATGAATCGAACTGGTCCAACAAACCATTAGCTCAAGTCGCTAGCATGGCCGGAACCAGGGCCGCTAGCAAGGCACTTCGCATCGGCCTGTCATGGGTCGTGGTGCTAGCCGGGTACAATCCGACACCCGCTGAAGAGTTTGAACGGGACGCTAGTGGTGAAATCGTGGTAGCTAGTAGAACTACGTCTACCCAAACCACCCGAAAACGCACAGAGAGCCGAAATAAAGGGGTCGTAGCTGACGAGGTGGCGTCGGAGTCGGAAGAGGATTTAATCTGCCCCCTACATAACGTAGAATTTTTCAAACGGGGTAGGATGAAGAGCTATGCCCACCCTATGAAAGACATAGACGGGTCAGGCAACTGGTGCAACCGCCATGATGTGCAAGCCGTAACCCCAGCACCTGCGCCAGCGCCACCACAGATTCCTACTCCAGTTGAAGAACCGAGGCGGGCGGTCCCCGAGGATCCCGAGGACCGGGACATCGACGCTCAAACTGTGAGCGAACCTGCGCATGAAACTATAGAAGAGCCTGACCTTATCCTTGTCGCAGCAGATGAGGACGAGCCGGCCGACCTGGACTACCGTGCGATGGTAGCCGAGGCAGGGATGGAGTGGGACGACTTCATCAACAAGGTACTGCCAGCCAATGTCACCCTGGAAACTTTCATAGAGATGGGCGGTACTGTGGATATAGCCAAGGCGCGTATCGCTAACATGAACAAGGGATAGGCGCATGGCTAGACGCATGGCTAGGACACCTGAACAGATTGCACAGCAATGGGAATCATTAGGGAGAAAGGATAGTATGCCTGACACAATACAAGCCAATGAACAAGACAGGATCATCGGTGAACTACGGTTCACCGATGAGTGGGCTGGCACAAGGGTCGAACGGACTGACAGTAAGTACGGCAACGACAGGGTGTATGCCATTGACGGACTAGGGGAGTACACCTCGGTGACCAGCAGCCTTAGCGTCATCAATAAACCCAGGCTAGCTGACTGGCGGAAGAATAGGGCGCTAGACAAGATACAGTTATTGCTTCCCCAGCAGGCTAAATACCAAAAGTTAGCCGATGAGAAGAACGCCAAAGCCAGGAAACACAAGAATAATACCTGGCAAAGCATGATGAGAGAGGAAGCCTCGAAAGCACCAGGCGAGATCATGGAAGCTAGCCGTATGTTCGGCACCTACGCTCATTCAGTGGTTGAGCATATGGTTTTAGCAGAGAACAATGACCGCATACTAAATCGTAAGCAAGACAGGCCGCCCGAATCCTTCGTAATCGGACCTGAGTACGCACATATAGCTGAGGGATTTCAGGCATGGCAGCGTGATACCGGACTGACAGTGGTAGCCACTGAACTCATGGTGTGGCACTCGTTCCATGAGTACGCAGGCACCATCGACATGGTGGTGCGCACTGACTCCGGCGTCCTTGGTGTCATAGATATCAAGACTGGTGGCGTGTTCAACGAGGCCGCTATGCAGTTGGCCGCCTATGCCAAAGCACTCCAGCACCTTACAGGCGAACCGGTCGAACACGCATGGGTACTTCAGCTCCCGCGGGAGCGAAGCACAACTAACACAACCGAAGAGTTGTATCAATTCGTTGAGCTAGCGAACCTGCCTTACTGGTTCGATGGCTTCAAAGCTGCCAAAGAACTAGCACCTTACTCAGAGGAGGAAGCATGGCCCCAACTACAAACCTCGTAGAAACTATATCCGTGGCTCAGGCCGGTGTACTACTAGGTATCAGCCGTAAGACAGCATACAAATTAGCCAAGACAGGCGAACTACCGGGCGTGAGGAAATTGGGTGGGCGATATAAGGTGGTGACGCACAAGCTGTATGAGTACCTAGACGGCAAACAGAACTTGGCGTTTCTACAGTAGCCGCATGAGCATCAAGTGTCTAGCATGGGCGTGGGGGAAACAGCTTCCCCCACTCCCTAAACTTGTGCTATTAGCCATTGCTGACCATGCCGATGATAACGGGTACGCCTGGCCCGGAGTCAATGGCGTAGCGCAGAAGTGCGGAGTATCCAAACGCACGGTCCAGCGTTACGTTAACGTGCTAGTTCAGCTCAAGATCGTCGATGTCGAAACACGCCAACGGCTCGATGGCAGCCATACATCCAACGCCTACCAACTCAACATCCACGGTAGTCACCCCCCCGTGTCAGACAGTCACCCCCCCATGACAGGGGTGACACCCCCCCATGACACTACTGTCACCCCATTAACCGTCATAGAACCGTCAATGAACCTTACTACTACTACGTTGCCTGAATGGTTCAAGGTGCTAGCCAAAGAAGAAACGCCTGACGATAACCGGATACGCAACATGCTAGAGTGGGCCAAGCCATACCCTGAGTCACTACTACGTGATGTTGCGCACACAGTGGTTGATAAGTGGGATATCTATAAGACCAAGAACAAGAGTATATTCTCCACGTTCCAGAACTGGTACCGCCGAGATGCTATATCTATGGGCATCAGGCACGATTCTAAGAACCCCAATAAACTACCCATCGGCACTAGCATAGAGATCGAACAGCACATCCAATCACAAGGATTGCATCCATCATCTACAGAGGCACAGAGAATAAGAGATAACTGGGAGGTTGGGCATGGCTAGCATACGGAATAGCCTGGTGAGGAAACTTATCTTAGAGATACGTGAACTACGGGAGAAGCTGAAGGAGTGTACATGTGGAGAGCCTGAACGAATCACTACAAAAATACATGACTAGCCTAGACCATATACCAGAGGAGGTGAGGTACATACCTGAAGATGGGATCTGTCCTGAGTGCAACCAGCTCAAACGCAACCATCCCCAGGTTAATAAGGTGCTAGCTGCACGCCAGCTGCAATACATAGACGTGGACACGGGCGACCTAGTTGTAGCCCAGCCGATACCATACTGTCGGTGCGGTGATGCGGTACAAGAACGTGCTGCCAACCAACTCGATGATGCGTTGAAGCGCGAGCGTGACAGCAACCTACCGCAGTCGGTTCACGGCGCCGGGCCTCGCATGTTCCTGGACGCCACGTTCGAGAACTTTACTTCTCGTGTCGGGACGACCGAGGGGTTTGAGGCGGCCATTGATTTCACTGTCGGCAATACTGCACCCATCTTAATGCTGCTTGGTGGAACAGGCACGGGCAAGACACACTTGATCGAGGCTATCGGCCGGCAGTATCTAGCACAAGGAAGCACAGTACGCTACGAACTCGTCGCCCATCTGTTAGAGAAAGCACGGGCAGCCGTGCGTATCGGCGCTGAGGAGGACGTGTTTACCCCTAGCTATAAGGCTAATCTCCTGTTGTTAGATGACATTGGGCTAGAGAAGCCTAGCACATGGGTGGCAGAACAGATCAGCGCACTCGTAGACGAACGCTACCGCAACAAGCGACTGCTTGTACTGGGCACTAACTGTACCTACATACAGTTAAAGGATAGCTACGGCGAACGCCTAGCTTCACGACTGTTCGACACGGCGTCTGGTACAGTAGCGCAGGTATATCTTAACTGCTCGGACTATCGGGCTGGAGTATCCGATGCTTGAGATAGTCATTCCGTCATTGCCACCGGCAGAGTTCAGCCCTAACGCAAGGGTGCATTGGGCTGCCCGAGGGAAAGCTGCAAACCAGGCGTACGATGAAGTAATAATCGCCTTGCATCAACAGGGATGGTGCGGCCCGCCGATCCACGCAGCTTTAATACACGTATCCTGGGGTGTGAAAGATAAAAGGAGGAGAGATACTGACAACTTCGTAGCTAGGACCAAGCCATACATAGACCAACTGGTGAAGTCGGGGGTGCTAGCTGACGACGATAGATTTCATGTCCGTTATCGGTACGGATGGCATGAATCCAAGACAGGTGAAACAGTCATAAAGATAGAACCAGACCCAATAGAGGAGGGCTAACATGATACTGCGACCGGTAGGTACATGTCAGATCTGTGGAGCAGAGGACGTTATGAAATACCAATGCCAGCGGTGCCGCAAGTGGGCGTGCGGCAATGACGACTGTATTAAATACATGAGGTCGATACGGGACTGTAGTGTGCCCAAGCACCTGCTACCAAGATGAACGTCCTATCGCTATTCACAGGATATGAGGGATTCGGCCTCGGCTTGAAACTAGCCGGGGTCGATACCCGGCACGTAGGCTACGTAGAGATAGACCCCTACGCTCAACAACTCATACAGCAGAGGATAGAAGATGGACACCTTGACTGGGCACCCATCATCACTGACATCAAGGCCGCCGATTTTAGACCAATGGCCGGACTGGTGGACCTCATCACTGCGGGCTTCCCGTGCCAGCCTCACTCCACAGCGGGACGGCGCCTTGGCGAGGCTGATCCACGCGACCTTTGGCCGGATACCCTCGCAACCATTAGCACAGTGGCACCAGCCTACGTCCTGTTGGAGAACGTGCCAGGCCTCCTTTTTGGAAATGGAGAACGGGAACCTTATGGGGGCAAGGTGGTCGGGCAGCTTTCCGACATCGGGTATGACGCACAGTGGCAACTTATATCAGCTGCAGCCGCTGGTGCCCCGCACCTTAGATGGAGATGGTGGTGCCTGGCACATTCCAAGCCCAACAGTTAGTGACTTATATACAGGTAACCTAGCAAGTACACAGCAAAGCGAAGATACCAACCACTCGGTCACCCTGCCTCAGTGGGCATCAAGGTTCCCCACGCCTAGTGCGAATAAGAACACACCTAACACCGCCGACCCAGACGACCTAGTGGATAGCGAAGGCGCACCCTGGGAGCCAGGCAAGAAACCATACGATAGACGCACAGGCAAACCTGTGACTACGACTCTAGCTGATATGGTTAGATACCCTACTCCACAGGCTGCCGATGGTAGTGATGTGGAGACAGGCTTCGGCCTGCGTGACTACGTGAACCACAAGCGTAAGTACATGCTGCCTACGCCTACGGTATCGGACGCACCTGATGGCGGAGGGCCACCTAATAAGAACGCTAACACCACCATGTGGGATGGGGTGAATAGTCTTGGCCAGATGGCAAAGCAAGGGCACTGGCCTACGCCACACTCATCCGCCGGTACTGGACCGGGGACACAAGGACGTGAAGGCGGAATGAATATACAGACAGCTGTGCAAGATGACAAAGGCGGCAAGTTGTCTGCGGTCTGGGTGGAGTGGCTGATGGGTGTGCCTAGCGGATGGGTGAGTCAAGACCCTCTATCGCCAGGGAATGAGGGTGAGTGGTTCGAGTTGGTAAGCGCAGGGATCTGGTGGGATGAGGAGCGTGGGCTGCCACGGGTGGTGGATGATCAGAAAGACAGGGTGCCCATGTTAAAAGCACTAGGGAACGGCATCGTGCCCCAGTGTATACCTATCTTTCTTGGGGTATGGCAGCCTCAAGCCTAATCGTTCTCAAGGACCTTCATGCCTAGTGCGACCATCCCGCCTATCGTGCCTGTTGCTACCTCAACCATGTTGGCGAAGATAGCATAGCCTGTTATTAACCCTAGCATAAACAACGCCAAGAATATCTGGGGTCGTATCTTACTCAACAAACATCACCACCATGTAGACCATCAGGCCAACTAAGATACTGAGCATCGCCAATATCAACTTGACCTGGGCGTCAAGGGCCGCAACCTTGCGCTCCATATGCACCCAGTCGTTGGTCAGAAATTTGTAGAACTTATCCTTGAAATCTCGTATCTCTTCCATCACTGTCACTTAACATCTAAGCGTATGTGTTGGCTCTGTTCTGGGTTCTGTTCATAGATATCATTGATGAACGTATACGTGGACTTGCAGTAGATACACTGTCCTTCGCTACGCCCAAGATTCCCTCTAGCAGCGGCATCCTGGGCGCACTCTAACTGCCAGTTGTGAGCGTGCCCAGGTATACACTCAGGCTTTGGGGTAAATGTCGGCTTCTTCGCTCTCATTTAGAGGGCTTCCATCCATGCTTGATTGCACGTAATAGATTGGCCTGCCGCTTCGCCTTAGCCTTGGTAGTGCCCTTTGATTTAGTCCCGTGCGGCGATGTGACTTTGTATCTATTGCCAGACTTGCTGATGCGATATGGCATTAGACATAGCGCCGCATAGTTGGACGACGCATGGGCCTACGGACAGGTCTTCCCATAGGGCGAGCCGCGCCCATAGGACGGCGACGACGCACAGGTCTAGTAGTAGGTGAGCCTGCCGCTAAACGTGCGGCTCTCATACCTGATGGGGTGTAAGGATATCGACGGCCTCTTACAGTGGGCATGTTAGACCTCCGCTAATGTGAACGTGACATAGTATTCTGTTGCCCGGTTTCTGTCGTTGTGTGCTTCCTGTTCTTTGAGGCTGCCGGGCATAAAGATAACGGACTTTGGGTCCTGTTCGTCGGGTGTGCCAAAGACCAGATCCGCAGGGGCTGCATCCCACGCGCGTAGCTGCTTGATATCTGCCTTTGGGTTGCCGCTGATCGACCCATTCAATGTCATTTGATGACCTGCTAAGTATACTGTAATGGGATATAGCTTCGTGGCATCAGGTCTTAGCTGGGCTTTTAATCTAAAAGACCGCAACTCAGGAGCAGTAGTACCAACAGATGTCAATGCAGGTGTTAGCCGCAGTTGTAGAGTCTTACCGGTGGTCCCCAGGGGGAAGTTCAAGGTTTGCAACGGGCTTTCGGTCACGGTATCGAGCGTAGTCCAAGCATCGGCATTGTCTAGTTTATATTGCACCGTGATTTGTCGCCCGCCCGCTCCCAAGTTCCGTGTCTCTAACTCGATTGACTCATATCTTTTGCTTACCCGTGGTAGGTTAGCGTCCCACACAACGGTATCCGCATACGCGTCCGTGTCGTTAGTATAGCCATCGTCCTCGTCATCCCCGGTATCCCCGAACGCTATGTAATATGGCATGGATGACACGGAACTTTCCTCGTATCCAATCCATAAGCGCCGGCGGTCCGTCCGGCTTGTGTCTACCATCAGTGCTGCTCTAGATGGATAGATAGTACCGTCAGCTCCCAGTTTTGCTAGCACTTGCCAACGGAAAGCAGGCACACCCTCATGCTCTACCTCGTTAGCCTGCATCACATAGTAGTAGCCCTCGTCTGGGTCAGAGTCACGGACCAGCGCAAAGAGATGCGTTGGATCTCCGTGCATGGCTACTACCTGGCCATGTAATGCTGTCTGGTCAGGAGCAGATATACTCAGGCTTATATCCTTGATGGTAGCGTTTGCGTAGTTGAAGTCAAGCAGCCCACCGCCGCCCAGCGGGAGGAGGATGTGCCCGTTCCACACGTAAGCACCACGGAAGTTGTTCTCGTGGCCGAATTGGCGGAAAAGTGTAGTGAGATTGCGTACCTGCCCGTCGGTGGTATAACTGTAGATGCCGTCGGTCTTGGTCACTAGTATCGTGTCTGTATCGCCGTCCACCACTATGCCTGTGATGGGCGAATCGTCCGTGCCTATCTCCACGGCGGTAGACCATGACCCCGTATTGCTCGGATCCGATGATGACTTGATGACATGTGGCTGGTACAAGCTGATGATAGCCCCTGAACTATGTGCCCTTGCTGCGCTTCCGTAGCCACGCACAACGGTCAAGTCAGAACCTGATACTCCAGTTACCAATAGGGTTTCTTGGGCGCCGAGTGCGCCAATCAGAATGATATCGTTAACAGCGATATGACCAGAGGCGGTGCCGCTTAATGTCAGTGTGGTATCTGAGTCATTGAATGTCTCGTTGACTGTACGTGCTGTCTTGAAGATATGGTTAGCACCCCAGAGTATCTCGTTGCCCGCACTGTTGCGGCCCACCGTCATGTATTTGAAGCGTCCAGCGGTGATGGTGCTGCTTGTCCAGTTGGTATCAGTTGCCGCCTTGTAGATATACGGAGCGGCGCAGTCAGTGATGTCACTGCCGACGTACCATGACGGAGCAACGGCGGTAGTACCGAAGATAACAGCATTTCTGTACTGTACATCTGCTGCCAGCGGTTCTGTTTTTATGTCCCACTCATCATCTGATGGGTCCCATTGGTACACGTCACGCCCAAGAAATAGCCACAAGTCATAATTTATGACTGCCGCCGCCGTAATCATGGGTATCACGCCGAACCCTGTTGGCCTGTAATTGTTGGGAGTGTCTCCGCTCTTGATGGCAGTTAGCGTTGCCTCTCGGGCAGGCTTGAGTGTACCTGGGACAGAGGTATCTATCTTGTTGGCAAAGGCCAGGCGCTTGGGGTCCAGGCGATCATTGATACCGCCGATGCCTAATGACCAGTCCTCTTGAAACCATATGAGTTCTAGCTCGGGCGGAAGCTCGGAGTGAGTGACCTCACCCATGCTCAGAACACGGGGGCTAATGGTCTGTGAGTCCTGGCTAGTCCATTGCCTGATACCATTCTGTCTTACAAGCATGAACCCTAACCGGTTCGTGCCTCCGGCGTCTTCAATGGTTATGTCATGTGTGACTCCCGCAGACGGCATCAGATCCTGCCTCTATCGAACACGATGTAGCGGCCGCTGCTGTCATGTTCTATATGCCAGACATGGTTATTCTTATGTGCGCCTAGTCGGGGCATACGCATCCCTGGCTGAGATGCCATCCTGACCGCATCTCTGCTAAATATCGTCGCTAAGTCGGAGTACCCCTCTCGCTCGTCAATCGCGTTGCCCGCAGCCTGAGTGCGGAAGAAATACATAGCTGCATATGCTGTGATGATATTAACCTGTGGCGTCCCTACCTCTGTCGTTGCTATGTCGCTGGCCGGTCGGCTGAGTACATTCATTCCCTCGAACCGCAAGCGCCGGCCCGGAGTGGGGCCACCCCGTATGGGATAGTATTCCCCGTTCGGCTTGGCCTCCTCCCCTTGTTCGGTGAGATAGTGAGGCCCGGTCACGATCGACGTAGGTATGGTGTACCGCTGGATAGGACCAGCAAGAAGCCAGGCCGCGTCGAAGTATGCTGTTCCACTAGCTGCTACCTCGATGATTGCTTTAACCTGCGTCGCAGAAGTGGGTACACTAGCGGTGATATCCAACAGCTCCCACTCGTTCTGGCCTTTATGGTAGTCAGAGTTTTCTATGTCAGATCCGTCCCAATCAAGGCGGATGCGGGCTGTGTCTGCTGCGGCACACCACACCCAGCACTTGAATGTGACGGATTTGTTGGATAATTCGTTGATGTTAATGGTGGGAGCCTGGGTCAGCTGCCCAACCGCACTGCTGTCACCAACCACTTTGGCTGACTGGCTCCCGTGCATGACATAAGTAGTGTCGGCGGTTACGGTTGGGGACCCTACTTCTGTCCAATTAGTGAACCCACCACTGAAAGTCTCAAAGTCTGAATTTGTGAGCCTGTCGTCCACGACAATCGTCTCATCCCTGATGGGTAGGTAAAGGAACGGATAAAGTTCTTCGATGGCTCTATTGATGGCCTGGTGCTTCTGTGAGGGGTCGTAGCGATGTAGCTCGTAGGTCACCAAGGAATCTACGGCGCCACCAGAGAAGCTCTCTTGTACGACTAGCGTGGTGGTGTTGGCGATATAGTCTTTGATCCGCCTCGATTCACCTGTGTTAGCACCTGACGTGACTAGGATGTACCATGAATCAAAGGCGGAGTCACGGTCGCCTCCGGGTAGGTTCCGTAGACCTGTGTCTACAACTGACGTACCCGCACTATTACCTGCACTCGTAGTAGTAAGTGACTGATAGTCGCCTATCTCCTCAGAGAGCCGTTGGCGTAGCGTTGCGCGGGTTGTCGTAGCCATTATTCCACATCGTCCTTTACATCAATGAGGATATACCCGTCATTCGGGAAAGTCTGAATACTAGAGTCTGCATATGTGACCTGAAATTCCCCCTCGTATACGTCGGCGGTATTGGTATTGGCAGATGCCCAATCGTACTGAATATCGCCAGCACTTGCATCATTCACCGTAACCGCCTGCTTGTCTACCTTGGTCGTGCCAGCGGGCTGGACTCTCATGCTGAATACCACAGACGCGCCCGTCACATCAGCGGGTAGCCCATCGCTGTCTTTAAGCGTGACCCTCAGCGGGGGCTTGGTGTCATTCTGTTTGATCTTGAATGTCTTAGACGGGGGCATACTCTACGTTGGTTGCTCCTTCGGTGAACATATCCACCTGAGTTGGGGCACTGACCGCCGTTGCGTTAGCTGGGAATATAGGTGGTGCCAACTGCATGAACACGAACGGCAGGGAATACTTGATTACTTTCGGCTCAGTAAACTCCATAGGCTGACGGTTAGCTTCAGGCATAATTACGGGGGCATTGAACGCCCCAGGAAATGTGAGTGGAAATGCTAACGGCAAACCTTCAGCTAAAAAGTACATCATGCTCGTTCCATAGCTTTACGCAGTTCTTCTCGCCTTTCATGCCGTTCTATCTTCTTCATGAACGGCACGCACTCAACGCAATTCTCCTTACCGCAAGTCGGGGCGTCGCAAAGGTGGCAATAACCACGCCTGGTTCCACTGCCAGGGCGTACAATCTGTACACAATTACAGTGAGGGCAGGTAAAAGTGTCATGCTCCTCAGTCTTCCCATCGACATCGACCATGATGCCATAGCCGCCAGGGTTATGCAGGGTTACTCTTCCCAAAATGCCACAGCCCTAAAGTCTGTAGTCGCAGAGGCATGGAGAGAGTGTATGCCTATGCCATCACCAGATGTGGCAGGGCAAACTATCTCGCTTCCATCTTTGGCTACCCATCTATAGGTGGCGCGGTGGTTCAGTGGCACTTCCATGACCTCATGGTTGCTGGTGTAGGTTGGTTCGCTTGTGTGGTTCTCTCCGCATACAGCCTGAGCCGCGCGGTCGGATAGATCAAGCAAAGTTGGGGTAACAGATGTTGCCGTACCAGGCGCAGTAACTCGTTGCACTGTCCACACGCTAAGGTGGTCTGCGGGAGTGCCTACATTCCCAAACACAAGCTCATAAACTAAGTTGCGTTGCACCGTACTCGTATTGGAAGTAACGCTCAGGCACGTTGCCGCGCTTGTTGTTAGAGTTTGACTGCCTGAACCCGAGTATTTAGCCATGATTCCTCCTTGAGTATAGACACCATATACACATTATAGTCGTTCCACAGCGACACTGAACTTCACGGTGCCAGCCAAACAGATGGCACTTTATCCAGCGCCACATCAGCGCACACTTACTGGCGTTTCAACCACGTTGTCGGTCACACAACGCGCCTTGACCGTGCTGTTGAAAACCGCACTGGCACTATTTATGCCCGTGCCGTTACCGAACTGATTGGTACTCTCAAACACGATGTTACCCGCTTTCACATAGTCCCAGTCCCATGCGCCAACACTAGCGTCAACATCGTCGATGAGAATCTCACCGATGGTCGCGCCATTGTCGCCGTTAGTGTTCAGGATGATACGGTCAACCTGGCTGTTCTCAGCGATATAGGTGCCTGCACCTCTGTCGCTATCGACCACCAGATTAGGGATGGTCGCGTCTATCTGGATGGCATTGGTATGACCATCCATGTGGCCC